AACTTGGTTAACAAATAGAAATACAATTGTACTCAAAGCTCGCCAGATCGGATTCTCAACATTAGCAGCAGCATATGCATTCTGGGTAACATTCTTCTGGTCGGATAGATTTGTTGTAATGTTGTCTAAGACAGAAAGAGAAGCTGCTAAGTTATTGATGAAGACTAAATATATGTATAAGTTTTTACCTGTATGGCTACAAATTGCTGGTCCAGAACTAATACAGAACAATGTTCTTAAGATGACTTTTGATAATGACTCTGTAATTGAATCATTGCCATCAGCAAATGAGCCAGCTCGTGGTGAATCTGTATATTTGGCTATTATTGACGAAATGGCTTTCTTGCCTAATCCCGAAGAGGCTTGGGCTTCAATTGAACCTATTGCAGATGTCGGTGGTCGTGTAATATGTCTATCCACGGCAAAAGGTGAGGGAAACATCTTTTACAATCTCTGGCATGGCTCTCAGAACGGCACAAACCGTTTTAAGGGCATATTCTTTCCGTGGTCTGCTAACGGGGATAGAGATCAGGCTTGGTATGATGCACAGGCAGAAGAACTACCACCTTGGCAATTACATCAAGAATACCCATCTAATCCTGAAGAAGCTTTTATTCGTTCAGGAAGACCAGTTTTTGATACTGAATCTTTAAGTAGACTTCGCACAGATGAACCAAAGAAAGGTTTCCTCAAGAAACTATCGGATGTTCGTAATTCATATATCTTTGAATCATCTGGTGGTCCTTTGTCTATATGGAGTTTGCCTCAGTTTGGGGCGGTATATACAATTGGAGCCGATGTTGCAGAAGGCTTGGCAAGAGGAGATTATTCATCAGCTCATGTCATTGACGCTAAATCTGGGCACATCGTAGCCCATTGGCATGGTCATGTTGATCCAGATAAGTTTGGGGAAGAAGTATTATTGTCTTTAGGTTATTTCTATAATCAAGCATTGATTGGCGTAGAGTCCAATAACCACGGTCTAACAACCTTAACGGCTTTAAATAAAGCTAATTATTATAATTTGTATCGTCAGCGTAGATTGAATCAACGACATGCAGAGGCTACAGAGGCTTTAGGTTGGAGAACAACAAGTTTAACTAAACCATTGGCAATTGATGAACTTAGTGCAAACTTAAGAGATGGGGTTTTGGATCTTGGATGTGCTTTAACTGTAGCTGAATTGAAAACATTTGTTAGAGATGATAATGGTTCTATGCATGGATCACCACATGATGACCGTGTTATGAGTTTAGCTATTTCTAATCAAATGCTTAAATATGCCTGGTTGCCAGAATACAAGCCTAAAACTGATGCCCCATTTGGAACTTTAGATTATTTTACATCCAATATGAAAAAGCCAGAAAAACCAAGAGAGCGATATCTTATCGGAGAGTTCAATTCCTTCTAGGGAATGTAACGAATTAATCTATTAATAGGAGAATATATGGAATGTTTAACATGCAATAGCCCAATTCACCTAGAAGGTGACATTAAAAGACAACTTTGCTTTAAATGTCATATTGGTTCAATAACTTTTGGCTTTAAAGGTGCTCAAGAAGGCAAGTCAAATTGGAATGGTCCCACCATTCGTGAAATACAAAGAAGCTATGAAGACAGTCCAGATTTTAAATCGGGGAAGATAGCTAAGGTTCCAGCAAGAGCGGAACTGATCTAATGGAATGGCTTGTCCCAATTATTGTTGCTGTTATTGGCGGTCCTACAGTAGTTTTACTACAATCTTTTAGAAAAGAAAGTAGCGAGCAACATGGTATATTAGCTGGTAAGATAGATAAGATTGCTGATAAATTAGATGGTCATATTGATTGGCATTTAGGAGACAAGAAATGAAATCTCGTATTAAAAAAGCAGCTAAAGTAATTATTAAAGAAGTAGCAAAAACAAAAGAAATTGATGTCCCCGCAAAAAAATCTTCTGACAAAGAATTTAAAAAAGCAGAAAAAACAATGACTTTAAAAAAAGCAAAAGCACTAATTGCAAAAAAAGAAAAAGCAAAGAAAAATGAAAAAAAGTAAATCTGAAAAGAAGATATCTAAAGTAATGCGTGAATTTAAGAAGGGTGAGTTAAACTCTGGATCTAAGACTGGTCCAGTTGTTAAATCAAGAAAGCAGGCAATTGCAATTGCTTTGTCTGAAGCTAAACAATCTATTAAAAAAAGGAGCAAATAATATGTACAAAAAAGCAACAAAGAAAATGGGTTTTAAAGAAGCTTATAAATCAGCAGAAGGTATGGAAAGTCGTGCAGATAAGAAGAAGGAAGTATCTAAGGCAAAAAAATCTATGCACAAAATGCCAGATGGTAAAATGATGAAAAACAGTGCTATGAATAAAAGGAGTAAATAATGATTAACCCACTAGTAACAACCGATACATTAACAAGCGCTGCTGATACTGTTGAACTTGATTTAACATATACAGACAACATAGCAATTCAAATTACTGGAACATGGGTAGGTACAATTACCTTTCAAGGCTCCAATGATGGAACAAACTTTGTTTCAACCGTTGCCAAAGAATCAACTAACGCTTCACTTGCAGCACTAACAGCAACAACAACTGCAAATGGCATGTTTTATATGGGAACCAACTTGTTTCATCCAAGATTATTGCGAGTAACAATGACTGCGTTTACGTCTGGAACTGCAACAGTAAATATCTTGACTACAAGCATCCAGCGATAATGGCTAAGAAACCTTATAACTCTATGACGAGTACAACAACACCTGTTTGGGAAAAGAAAAGACCTGCTTCTTTGGGTAAATCTAAGAAACTTACACCAGCACAAAAAGCATCAGCTAAAGCTTCTGCTAAAAAAGCAGGTCGCCCATATCCGAATTTAGTTGACAATATGAAAGCAGCGAGGAAAAAGAAATGAAAATGGAAAAGACACCAATGGGAAAGGCTTATACAAAAGCAAAAATGTCGCCTAAGCAAAAGAAAATTGCTTCTGCGGCTGAACCAGTAAACGCAATAACTGGCGCAGATTTTAAAGCGCTTAAAAAGAAACCAAAGAAAAAGAAGTAATGGCTAAAACTCCTGCTTGGCAAAGAAAAGAAGGCAAAAGTCCTACTGGTGGACTAAATGCTAAAGGTCGTGCATCAGCAAAAGCTCAAGGTATGAATCTAAAACCACCAGTATCCGCTAAGCAAGCAGCTAAGTCTCCGAAAGCAGCAGCTAGGCGTAAATCATTTTGTGCAAGAATGGGTGGCAACCCAGGTCCAATGAAGGATTCAAAAGGTCGCCCTACTCGCAAGGCTTTGGCTTTGCGTAAATGGGATTGTTAATTTAAACAGGAGAAGGAATAAAATATGGCAAGAGAATCTAACCAAAATAAACTATCTACTCAAAGAAGTCGTGTTGAATACGCTAAAAAATGGCGTGTTAATGAAAGCTACGACAATCTATGGCAACGACTAATTAATCTTTACAGAGGTAGGCAATACCGTGGTATGGCTACTGGTGATCGTTTGCTTGTCAATATTTGTTTTTCTACTATCAATACACTAGCCCCTTCGGTTGCTATCGGAAGACCAAAGATCAATGTAAACCCTCGTAAACCATCAGATGGCGATAAAGCTATTCTTACAGAATCTATTATCAACTATTGGTGGCAGCATTATGATTGCCAAAGTGAATTTCAAAGAGCAGTAAAAGATTATTTGATTATTGGTCATGGCTGGGTTAAGACTGGTTATCGTTTTGTTGAGGAATCAAAATTAGATAACATTGAAGATACCGCTGATGAAGCAGCAGAAGATAATGTCACAAGCGATGTAGAATCAAGTTTTATTATTAGAGAAGATAGACCGTTTGCGGAAAGAATTAATCCGTTTGATATGTTTGTTGATCCAGATGCAGCCAATATGGATGATGCCCGTTGGATTGCTCAAAGAATACGCAAGCCTTTTAAAGATGTACAAAATGATACTAGGTATGAGGCTGCTGCTAGGAAAGAATTAACTCCTTCATCTTTCCGTAGTTATACAGATTCTAGTTATCAAGAATCATATGATTCAAATAACAAAGATGATTCCTATTGTGATATTTATGAATATTATGATATTAATACTGGAGAGATGTCAGTGTTTTCGGATAGCGGAGACAAGTTTCTAATTAAACCAGTAAAGATGCCTTATGTTTTTGGGCATCCTTTTGTTATGTTGCGTAACTATGATATTCCTAACTTCTTTTATCCGATGGGTGAATTAGAAGCAATTGAACCATTGCAGTACGAATTAAACGAAACTCGTACTCAGATGATGAACCATAGAAAGCGTTACTCACGCAAATGGCTTATTCAAGAATCTGCCTTTGATGACTTCGGTAGACAAATGCTGGCTTCAGATGATGACAATGTGATGGTGCCTGTTAAGGGTTCAGAGAACCTTAATAATGTCGCAGTCCCAATGCCAGCATTGATTAACCCTCCTGAGTTCTATAATCAATCTACTCTTATTCAAAATGATATTGACCGTGTGTCTGGTGTCTCAGAATACCAGCGTGGTGCTATTCCAGAGACTACAAGAACTGCTCGTGAAGCATCTATTATTGCTGAAGCTGGTAATGCTAGAGTTGCAGAAAAGCTTGTTTATATTGAAAACTCTATTGCTCAATGTGCTTCTAATATTATTATGTTGGCTCAACAATATTTAACTGGTGAGCAGACTATTAGAATTCTTGGTACTGAGGCATCACCAGTTTGGTTAACATTTGATAAAGATTATATTTCTGGTCAATTTGACTTTACTGTAGAGGCAGGATCAACTGCTCCTCGTAATGAAGCTTTCCGCCGAGATATGGCTCTACAAATTGTTTCAGCAATGCAACCATTTGCACAAGCTGGTCTTGTAAATCTACCAAAATTGGCTGAGTATGTTTTAACTACTGGATTTGGAGTAAAAGATGCATCAACATTCTTACAACAACCACAGGCTCCAGAGGCTCCACAAGCCCCACAAGCTCCACAAGATCAAATGCCCCCAGGCTTGCCGCAAGGTGCTGATCAGGGGATGCCTCCAGAATTAATGGCAATGATGCAAGGTGGTCAACCACCAATGGATCAACAGCCAGTCCCTAACCCACAAGCTGGCGGGGATTTAGAAAGTTTATTGGCAAGTTTACCACCTGAAGTGTTACAACAATTGTTGGCACAACAGG